CATTATAGAACTAGTGCCATATATTTATGTATTTGTAATTATAGGTGCTGGGCTATTGACTATGTATGCCTTCTATAAGGATTAAATAGCTTTCAGAGGTAAAAATGGAAGCTGTTAAACTTATAGGTACTGCTGTAGCAATGCTGATAGGTCTTATTCTTACTCCTGTTGTTGCTCTTGCAACTGAAACAGCAACTGGTAATTCATCTGTAGCTTCGATAAGTGGGCTAAAAAGCATTATAGAACTAGTGCCATATATTTATGTATTTGTAATTATAGGTGCTGGGCTATTGACTATGTATGCCTTCTATAAGGATTAAATAGCTTTCAGAGGTAAAAATGGAAGCTACGAAACTTATAGGAACTGCTGTAGCAATGTTGATAGGTCTTATACTTACACCTGTTGTTGCAAGATCATGCGAATTTGCTAGAATAGGAGCTATGAATAATACAGGTAAGTATAATGCAACACCTGTTGGTAATATATCAGGTTTGGGTAGTATCATAGAACTAGTGCCATATATTTATGTATTCGTAATTATAGGTGCTGGGCTATTAGCTATGTATCATTTCTACAAAGATTAAATAGGAGTTGATAAAAACGAAAAAATTAAAGAGGGGATTGATTCCCCTAACTATTATTTTGATGCTGATAATGTCAACATTTTTAATATTTCCAAATAATGTATCTGGATATGAAGCTGATACGTGGTATATCGAGGATTTTGAGGATGAAGCTAACGGTAATTCTCCAATCGAAGGTTGGTTATGGGGAATTGAAGAAATAACAACTGCAAATGTTTATAATAATCAGTTTAGAATATTACCAGATGGCGATACTACTCAGCCATCGGCTTCATGGCAATTTTTATATCCTAATCCATTGGCTATTAATCATATAAACTGGACACAAAGAGCAGATGACGATGATACTGCTATTTTATATTTAAATTTTACGGATTTTCTGGGTGATGATTTATTCAAATTAAGAACAAGACAAACTGGACAACTTGGAGATACTATAAAATGGTATATTGGAATTTATGATTTTGAAACAACGTTGTACGATGATATATTCGCTGAATTTTTGACAGATGGCTCAGATGGCGATTATAGTTATATAGATATGGAAATTTTGTATAGCAATCATACGATAAAACTACAAATATATGACATTACTGCAAGTGTTTTATATACAAGATGGCTAGTTAATCCTGATTATTTTTCATTAGGTTTTAAAACTGATAACAGGACTATAAGATTTCTGGAGTTTTTTATGGAAACTGATGCAGGTAGTGATGACCCGGATATTTTTGATGATTTTAAAATACAATTTGATACTGATTATGATTATTCTCCTGATTATAGCGACATGTATCCGTTTGATATTGCAGGATTAATAAAAGTGGGACATTTACAGGAAACAGTACCATATTATAGTGATAGCTTTATGCATATATCAGATACCGAAACAACGAGTTATGCATGGTGGGATATATTAAAAATATATCCGAGTGTCGAATATAATTATTATCAATATTTGGAAACACAATATGATACTGAAATAGAAGGTACTATTAAACATTTTGCTTTTAAAATGCCTAAAATATGGCAAGATACTTACAACGGAGATTATACTGATTTATTTTTAAGACTAAATGGTTATTATTGTGACCAAGCAACTGGCTCGTATTCATTATCTTTATTTTATGATATGCTTTTTTGGGAAAATGTAGATGTTCCTGTGTCTACTACAGGAGTTAATATAGAAATATTAAGTGCCAATCAACCTGACAGATATATATTAGTAGATGCTGATACTAATATATATGGTGATACAACAAAACAATTTAGAGTACATGGTGATAATAGTTTGTGGAATGGTTATTATGATGGTGGTAATGTTTTTGGTACTGATTTTGTAAATGCTTTTTGGTATAAACCAATAAATTATGAAGAAGGTTTAGAGGAATATAATTTTTCTATTGGTGTATCAGAATCTGTTGTATATCAGGGTGAGAGTATAGATATTGTCTATAGTTGTCCAATAACAGATGAGGTATTTTTAACTATAGATGATAATGGAATTATTATTTATAATAAATCAACGGATGTGACAGGTATAACTTCGGGATTTATGACATTTTTATGCGAAAATTCAGGGTATGTTAATATAAGTTTAAGAGTTGATAATGTTGTACAAGTTTTCCAAAATGTAACGGTTATTGAAAAAGACATTAACTATCTTATATACACAACTCCGAATCCGTCAAAGCCTAATCAGGAGTTCGACATTTGCTATATCTATAATAATACTCTTTATGATGGTGTAATAGAAATAAATGATGTTCAATATAATATAGATAATTCAACAGCTAATTTAACAAAAATATATGACATTAATATACTCGAAGAAGGATGTTACAATATAATACTTTATATAAATAAAGATGGCACATTAATAGAAAAGGCAAATAATATACATACTGTAAAAAACAATTATGCAAATGATATATACCTTAGTTTTTTAACAGAAGCAGGTGCATGGGTTGACTATTATGAACAAAATGTAACATTTAGTTTTCTTGCCAATATGTATATAAAAGGAAAACATAATTTTATCTGTAAGGATATATTTGTTTATGTTGGTGGGCATACTATTAGTGTATCAACTGAATCTATATTTAGTGAACAATTACCTCATTTAACAAGAGGTTCTTATACTGCATATTTAAAAATACGAGTTGGTGCATCTACTATAATATTAGATAGTATTTCTTTTTCTATTTCTGGGGAAGCTGTGCCAAGCGAACCTGATTTTCTTTTTGGTTTACCCATGACATATATGTATGCTATGTTTGGTGCATTAATAACATTAGGTTTTTTAGTTATTCCTTTTTCTCTATCTATGAAACACAAAGGTAGTACATCCAGTGTAATATATGCTATATTTGGCGGTATTGGCTTGGGTGTTGCAACTATTATAGGATTCTTTCCGTTATGGTTGCCGCTTATGATTACGATTATAGTAGTTACTATTTTAGTAGTAGAATATAAAAAAGGTTAACAGAGGTTTTGATTTGGAAATAGATACAAAACAAGCAAGTGAAGTTGGATTTATGATACTTTTTATGTTATTGTTTGCTTTAATACTAAATGTTTATTATCCTAACGATTTTGGGATTTTCAATACTTCGATATTGGTAGACCCTATACGATTTGATGCGGTAACAGTTGGAGGTTGGATAGGAATAGTTGTCGCAGGTGGCGCTGTTGGTTTTTTTACGTCAGGTAATAGTCTAGCGGTTGCTATAACAGGATTAATATTAGGTTTTTGTGTGGCTCTTTATCCTATATTTTTATATATGTTAGATGTTTTTACGTTGGGAATTTTTAGTTATCCAAATTATGAGATACATCAAAATATACCGATACTTTTGTTATTATTTATTGCTATACCTGCGTCTGCTGTTATGTTTTATCTGATATTTGATTTAATAACATCTGCTTTACATTCTGCTGTTGGAGGTGATTAATAATTATGATGTCTAAAAGAATGTTTGTAATATCGTTAATAATAATTGGATTGTTTATTAATAGCGTGAATGTTATAATATATATGAGGTAAAAAATGTTAAAGAATAAAAAGAAATCTCGGTTGATATTTTGTGCAATAGTAGCAATTTGCTTAATTTCAGTAACACCGACTATTACAGGATTATATTTAAATGACCTAGAAGATGTGACAATAACAGATGTTTTTAACAACCAATATATACGATATAATAGTACAAATGCAAATTGGACTAATCAAAATGTTACGTTTGGTAATCCATTTAACCAAAATTTAAACATAACTGATGATGTTATATTTAATACAGTTACATCTACATTTTTCGGAGATGGCGGTAATTTAACTAATATTACTGGTGTTGGTGGTAATCCATTTAATCAGGATTTAAATACAACTGATAGTGTTACTTTTAATATTATTAATGCATCTGGCTATGTATGGATAGATACTGCTTTATTAGTGGGGCGTGATACAACTTTGAGATTTTTTATGGAAGCAGAGGCAGGTTGTTTTTTGACTTCTATGACGGAGTCTGCCGATGCTTATACTTTTATGACTTATTTAGCATCAAGACATAAATGGGGTACAGCAATCGGGTTATATCCTTCTGATGACGATATGTATTTGGTACCATTTGAAATTGATACTGTTGTTTGTAGTTTTCTGGGTGTTGGTGTTGAAGAACCTGAAACTAGAATAATGTTACCAAATACAGAGGATGAAGGGGGAACAGGAACAGCTTATGAATGGGCTGTATATTCAGATAGCCGAGTTAAATCTTGGATAAATGAATTGCCAAAAGATAAGGTTATTTCTTTTTGTGAAAATGTTAGCATCATGATGTATAACCCGATAGATAGTTGGCTTAATGAATTTGGAATATTACAATTTGGAGATGCGGATACAAATAAAATAAATGTCGGTATTTCAGCACAGGATTTATATAATTATGTTAATGTGACATTTGGAGAAAAATATGCAAATGCTGTTGTCCATAAACCACGAAATGAGTCTACAGGTTTTTGGAGTGTTAGTTATAGAAATGTGCAAATGATTTTCGATAGAATGACGCAAATAAATCATAATAGAATTACAAATATCGAAAATTTCTTATTCCTATATGGTTATGACACAAATATAAATTATGGAGATAGTTAAAAATGGTTGATATAACTATATTCTTTTCAACTCCAGTACTTATTTTTCTATTCTGGATATTCTTAATTATGATAGGTGAGGAAAAAGAAGATTGGGTTTATAAAATACTTCAATTGCCTATAGGTTTAACTTTTGGTGTTACGCTACTAGAAGCTGATATGTATTTAGGTCTTGGTGTTATATTCACAAGTATATATGTATTGGCTATTGCTTACTGGCAAGGTAGAAATAAAAGAAAAGAAGAATAGGAGAAATGTGATATGTTTATAGGAAAAACTATAATATATATAATGCGAGAAAACAAATCGGCAAAAAGAATTAAATTATCGGCAGGTGCGACAGAATTTAAATATAAGAAAGGAAAATATTATTTACAGGATAGAGGTTGTTTTTTAAGAAATAAAAAAGTATATGCTTTTTATTTTGAAGGAATACCTAATCCTATTAGTTTTGACAATATACAGAATACTATATCTAAAAATCCAGATGAAAATGAACAGGCAGATTTAAAAATAGACAGTAGTGTTATTAAAGATATGACAGAAAAGGATTTTCTTAATGCTTTAACTCAAAATGACATCCAACCGTTAGACTTGCTATTTATGATATTATGTAGCATGTCGGTTATAATGTCAGGTGCATGTTTGTACTTTGTTTATCAATTATTTCAAGCGGTTTAATTATAACAGGAATTGATTTAAATGTCAAAAAAGAAAAAAGAAAATGACGGTGATACATCAGAGGATTTTGAAACTGTAATAGATGACGATTTTAGAAGCTTAGAAGGTGTAAGCGATACGTCTAAAATCGTTGAGTTACTGGCAAAAGATAAACAAATTGAACGACAAACTGTAATTACACCTAAACAGCGTACAAGTATTGCAATATTAAGAGCATACGCAAAAAAATACGACTTGGGGATATTAAATACATTTGCAGATAGTTTTATGGAATTATCTGTAAGTATTAAAGGTAAACGTGCCGAGCAAATTGTAGAAATTGCAAAAGCAAATGCCATCGCACAACAGATGCAAATGCAAAATAATATGATGAAAAAATTAAGAAAGGAGTAAAGTGATAACATGAAACGAAAACCATATAAATATACTAAGAAGATCCCGAAACCTAGTAAGAAACCTTACAGATATATAAAAAAGCGAAAGAGATAGTATGTTAAACAAGTTCATTCAATTTCTTAAAAAGCTTAAATCCGATTTCATGGAAGGATACTCTAACGGTAGAACTAGGTCTAATCTGGGTTGGTCTTTCAATTTAAAACAATACAGGAGAAAAAAGAAATAATGGATAAATCAAAATGGATTTATAAACTAGGATTAAATAAAAATGATAAATTTATATTTTATCAAAATCCTAATCGTTTTGCATTAAGTAGTTTACAAAAAGTAGAAAGAAATCCAACACATTCATATTACCTAGTTGGATATTTAAAAAGACAGTTTAGAAAAAATAAAGAACCTACTCATAAGATTAAAGTATGTAAGATAATTAAAAGAGATAATTCATTTTTGGCTTTCTTAGGTCACTTACCTTTTATATTCAGAGATACCCTACAGGTTGCTGTTGCCAATATAAATATATATATCGAACCTGTTACTATAAATCCTATGTTCTTGACATTTTTTGCTGTACCTTTTGCTATTATATATTCTATTATATTTATAAGGCTATCACATGTCTAAAACACTATTAGTCATTAGTTGTTTTGTATCTTTATTCACTGGTCACTGGTGGTTAATTCCGCTTACGGTTGGGTTATTGAAATATGACGAGTTGTATATATGCAAAAGGAAAATATAAAAAATATGAAAAAATATGATGTAAATATCTATAGTTGTGTAAAATGTGGTAGATGGTTGCAGGGTGCTAATCTTAATAAATTAAGACAAGTCCGTAGAAAATATGCATCATTGTTATATTGTCCGAGTTGTCGTCTTTATTATAATAATCCTAATTATGAGGTATTAAAATGATAGTAGCAATATGTGGTGGGCTTGGTGGCGGTAAAACATTACTAGAAACTAGGTACGCATATAAGGAATTTATGAAAGGTAAAAAGATTATTGCCAATTACAATTTAAATTTCGAGCATACTAAAATTAATTTAGTCGATTTACTAGAGCATAAACCCGAGTTGGAAAACTCTGGGTTATTCATGGATGAAATATATATCTACATGGACAGTAGGTTGTCTATGGGAAAACGTAACCGCATGTTATCCTACTTTGTATTTCAAACTAGAAAACTAGGTGTAACATTATATTTTACAAGTCAGCATATCGGTCAAGTAGATGTTAGGTTAAGAAATATGATAGATATATTATGTTTGTGTAAACAAACGATTAAAAAGGATTGGTTTAAAATTGATATGGTAGATTACAGGAATTTTCCTGATATTAGGCAAAATACGTTTGTATATAATGGTAGTGCTTACTATCCATTATATGATACGAAAGAGTTGGTAACATTTGAGGAATAAAGAGGATTTATGGTTTTATAACTCGACATTATTTGGAATTGTTGCTATAATGATAATGTTTTTAAACTATCCAAATATAGCATTAAATTGCTTATATTTTATGGGAATGTGCATAGGTTGTTTGGTTATATTTGTAGTAGAGAAAGAAAAGAAAGAGATTAAGGTCATTTAGGTTTACTTGAATGTTTTATTGTTTTAAAGACATGGTACCAGAAATAGATAACCAATGCAATAACAAGACCTGTTATGCCAAATATTATACATAATGTTTCCATTACATCTCCTCATCAATTAATCTTGTCTGGTTATAATTCATTTATCATAATTTCCGATGCATTCAGGGTAAACATT